CCGCCGCTAAATCCGCCGGAAGTAATCTGCGCAGGAGTATAGAGCGACAAATCTCTAACATCTTGACCTGTAATACCTTCAGTTAAAACGATTGCAACATTAACATCAACACCTACAGAACTTCTCTCATAAGAATTATCTTCCTGCTGTTTCAACATTGTAATCAAGTTTCCAAGAACAATATCTGTTGCAGTTTCTTCACCCGTTGAAGTTTCAACAACAAGTGTACCTGATAATTCGAGAGTTAATCTACCTTTTCTGTATGTAGTCAACTTATCGCAGATTGCTGTAACATCAACCTGTTCTGCCTCAAATGTTCCATCAATGTTTTGAAATCCGCAGAATTTTGACATTACAAGAGGTTTAACAATATCACCATCAGCCAAAGTCAATGCAGACTGTGCCATAAAGATATCACCAACTTCTAATCCTTTGGGAATAACACTATTTTCTGTTGCTAAACCAGTAACCAAATAACGTGTTCCGGCTGTCAAATCACCCGTTGTCATTTCGCTGCCGATTTCAAAGAAGTAAATTCCGCTGTCCTCATTAATTACTCGTTTTATTGTCATTATTCTTCCCCCTTTTTTATTTTTATCATAAACTATAACATTCTTTTTTGCAACAATTATAACTTTTCGTATTGAAATTCAAAGCGAGTTAAACCTATCCCAACCTCATTCGTAAAACTTGAGGCATTTTTTGTTGTTTGCCTAACCGCTTTCAAAATCCGATATTCTTCAAGATTGGATAATCCTTCAATCGTATCGTTCAAATCCTGCAAAAGCTCGTCAATAACCATGTCATTTATTGCATACAGGCTAAACTGGATATTAGATATTCCAACTGTATTATAATCCTCATTTTTTTGACACAACGTTTGAGAGCTTTCATCTATGCCGCTGTCTAGAACGTGAATTACGCAATAATTTGATGGAGTATCTTCCGGCGCAATACCAAAATAAAAATTATCGCCCAAATAACTGTCAGGATAATCAGCATAAATTTGTTTTAAAGTTTGCCATAAGTCTATATTGAATGTTTTCATGACTGTCCTCCAAATACAACATTACCATATTCATCAGTTGGAAAACTAACATTTTTATTCAAAAACTCAAGCCTATATTCATTATGCTTTGCTTTTCCAATTTTCTTAATACTACCTACATTTTGATTTATCGGCACTAAAGAATAAAAAGCATAAGCCGTTCCGTCAATATTTCTTAATATATTTTTTGTATCAAATTTTACTGATACAGGTGCAAACAAAATACCCGTCATTCTGATGGTTTCTTTATCATAAATATCAAGCAATTTTGAATAATATTGACCAATGGGATATTGGATTAATCCTTTAAATTTCTTGACAAAAATATATTCCGCATGACGATTATCATAATCATCAACTGCGGTTTTTTTCCAAACGCTCAAATTATTGTAATTGTCTTTTAATAACATCAGGATATTCTCCGTTGCCTATTTTAACTAATTCTGCATTCTCATATAAATCAGGATTAGCAAGGTATTCTGCCATTAGACCTATTGCAGGTCTATAAACTGAAGGTACAAGCATTTTTTCAATAACTGCCGGTTCTTTTCTCGCAACTACAAACGGACTTGTTTCAAGAATAAATGTACCATTTTGTTTATCTTTAACAAAAGACAAGCCTTTATACGTTTGTGAGCTCCAAGCAATTAAATCACCTATCGTTGCTTGAAAATTCCGCAAATTACCGATTTTATTTGTGCCGCCTTCCCCGAAATAAGCCAAAACAGTATTATTGCCCTTATTACAATCAGGACAACGGTTATAAGGAGTTCTAAAATAGGCATTATTAATTTCAACAGAAACATCCTCTACTGCGGTAATAAGCTGCTCAATAGTATATTTTTTTTTCTCTTTGATAGCTGTTTGTTCTGCAACTTCTTTCGGTTCTGCTCCAATTTCAGCCTCAAATTTCTTTCCTTTTTTAATTTTCTTTTCTGTCATTTTACCTCCTATACATAGATATGCTGCCAATATGATATAGTTTCTTCAAGATACTTTGGATATGAACCATCACCATAATACAGCGTTGGTTCAAAGTTTGTATAAGTATAATTACCTAAACGCTCTTGACGTTTTTCTTTGTCATCACGCTCAAATAAATCAAATATAAACATGTTCAGTACAGCATCAATATAATCGGGCGGATATTCAACCAAGCAAATTCCTGCCGTTACCTCTGCATCTTCAACAATCCTTATATTCAATCCTCTGTTATCAATCGTTATACTGTCCTCTGTCGCTGCTTGAACTTCTGACAGATACATTTTATCATGACATCTTGCTATTCTCACTATATCGCCCGCTTGAACAAGCGGTTTTTCAGTAAAACCTGTTATGTCAATAAAATTCTCATTATCAACATTCTTTGAGAAAACAAGTTTATCATAAAACTTTGAAAAACAAATATTTATAAAATCATTATATGTTGAATTATCAACCGACATTATAAATGGAAATATTGAATATGCAATAATTGTATCAAGATTTTCATCCGTTTGCGACCAATTACCGTTTACATATTCCCAACTTGTACCATCGGTCGTTAAAAGAGCTGTCGTACCCTCGACATCCGTTATCGGTACTTGTTCATCTTCATCAGAATACAGCTTATCTGTAATTAAATCATACCTGCCGGATAATGTTTTTATTTTTGTTAAAAATGTATTCATTAATCTTTCCTTTAAGTAAAAACCTTGCCTTATATAACTAGGCAAGGCTCATAACGGTTTGTATTTAAGTTTTTAAGGAGTTATATGAAAAAGATTATTTCAGGTTTTCCTGTATAAGTCTTATGATATCTGCCTTTGTATAAGCATCAAATTCTTCATCGGTCATGTTAACACCAACTTCTGCTGCTTTTTCTCTAAGCTCGCTTTTATTCATTTTATCTAAAGGTTTTTCTTCCTTTTCTTCTTCTTTTTCTTCTGATTTAACAGGAGTACAAACATCAGATATTAACTTATAAAATAGAGCATCGATTGCTACTGTTTCACCCTTTTTGCCAAATCTTATACCGCCGTTTTCAGCAATATAACGCTGGTCTTGGTTTAATTTTACTTTCATTCTCTCACCTTTCCTTTAATAAAGGCAAGCAGCGGATTAACCGTTGCTTGCTGCTTCCGAGTTTGACGGTAAAGTCAAAAATTCTGCCAAGGTATCATAATCAGCAGGTAATGTTAAAGAAGTAACATAAGCCTTTGTTAAGACAACTTCTAACATTGCATGAACAGAATTTGCAATCGTTCTAACTTGAATGTACTGTGCATCCAAAGTTTCGGGATTTGCATCTGCTGCTGTATCAGATACTTTTACTGTGATTTCTTTTTTAAGAGCCTCTGCCTCTGCCTTTGTTCCGACAAATTTTGCAGCTCCGCTTGCCCCATTTTCCAAAGCTACTAACAAAGTTTTATAGCCAACGGTAGGGATGTCTGTATCAACTTCTAATAATCGTATTTTATCAATAAGTGTTTGCATGATTTGTTTCCCCTTTATAATTTTGAGTAATAACTTTTATATTATGAGAGGCAGGGATTTTAACAAATCCCCACTCCCCCAAAATCTCTATTAAGCTGCTAAGCCTGATAACAGTTTAACATATTTGAATTGTGTCAAAACTGCATCATATCTTTCAGTCAACAGGATATCTCTGTTTTTCAGATGGTCTTTAACCATTAATCTGCCAACAGGTCGTTTGTAACCTGCAACTGCTGACGGCGGCAGGATTGCTGCTCTAAAGTTAGATGCAACACCTTCAGAAGTTATGAACGCATCATCAAATATAACAGGTACGTTCAAAAGCGGAACTACTGCATCAACATGGAACGGCTGTGCGCCCATTCCTTGAGCAACTGCACCTAATTCAAATAGATATCTTCCGTTATTATCTTTTTCAGAAATAACTGTTCCCCAAGTAGCCTTATCAATGAATAAAACACCTTTATTCTTGTTAGCAATACAAAGGTTCATGATATCATCCATTGTTACAGTGCCGGCTGTCTTAACGTTTACAACGCCAACTTTACCATAGCCTGTGCCTTTCGGATAATTGAAGATACCTTTAATTCTTTCAGAAGAATTACCAATCCACAAATCTTTTGCAACACCACGTCTGCAACCTTGAACTAACTTGCCATTGATATAAGTTTCAATTCTGAATGCCTCATCTTCAATTTGGTCATAAGTAACTCTTGCAGGGCTGTCATAGTCTTTAAGATTAAGTGTTGCAGAAACAAAGCAACCTTCATCAAGAGTATAACCGATTTTTTCAAGAGTTTCTTTAACGGCTTTTGTATTTTCATCCGGCTCAACTGTATCAACAACAACTCTCTTTGTTCTGCTCATTGCAGGTTCAAAGTTAATTGCATTGAACAGACCTTCATCATAGTCAATGAAGTCCTGACGGATAGTTTTATCAATTTCAGGAATGATTAATGCTCCGCCTCTTGCATCATCAAAACCTGCAAAACCTGCTATTGTAGCATCAAGTTTTACATCGCCGCCTCTCATAGCAGAACGAACCTGCTTGTTAAGGTCAGTCATGTAATCTCTCAACTGTTCAAGAGATACAGGTTCAGCACCTTCTTTAAGGCAAGAATTTAATCTCTGCAACTGTATTTTTTCAATTTCAGTAGCAGGAACGGCATCTGCCTTTGAAGAACCTTTAGAAAGTTCAATCATTTCCTGTTTGTGTGCATTCAATTTTTCGTCAAAAGCAGCTTCCAAGTCTGTTTTAACTTTTGCTGTTTTTTCTTCAAGTTTAGTTTCAACTGCATTTACGATATCACCTTGCATTTTTTCAAGATTGATTTCTTCTTTCTTTCCTTGTTCAGGAGCAGGAGTAGCAGTCGCACCATCCAACTTTACTTCAAACATGTGTTCTTTAGTATCTTTCATTACGAAATCCCCCTTATTTTCTCTGTTATTCTTTCTAATGTAGTCTGTACGTCTTTTGCTGTTATTACGTTTTCCGCAACGGACTGTTGCAGCTTTTCTTCTTGCTTTTTTCTCTTGCTTTCTGCAAATTCCAAAAGTAAGGCATTTTCATTGGCAGGAATATCAGTCAAAGATACTTCATACCACTCAAATTCTGTTACATGAAATACATCATCAACATATCCACCTTCAAGTGTCCAACCGCCGATTGATAGACCGACATAAACACCTTGATTATATATTGCAAGAACTCTTTCATTTCCGCTTTTCGGTATTTCCATTACAACGAGAATTTTGCCGCTCATTTCTTCACAAGCAACAACTTTTCCAATAGGCATTCTGTGTTTTTCATAAACAGCAATATTTTTATTTGCTTTTTTACATTCTGCCCAAGCATCCAATAACGCTTTATTTTCTACGATAAATCCTGCACTATTTTCATCGGGAGTACTTGCAATTCCCATAATATAGTCGTATTTCTCATCATCACGTTCAAAGTCAAATTCCAACTTTACGTTGTTCTCATCAACTCTCTCTAATTTCAGAAATATACGTTTTTCTTTAAAGTTTTCTACCATATTATACTTTTCCCTTTGATTTTTATAATAAACTATAACATATTTTTTTGCAACAATTTTAGTTTTCTTCCTGCTTGTTCTTGGTAAAACTTGTAGTATTTTCACCGCTTGCGCCTGTTTGTGTAACTCGTACAGATTGTACAGCAAGCTCGTCATCACGTTCATCACCAAGAGGCGGATAGTTGTACATTTTTCTTCTTTCAGATACTCTAAAGATACCCATTGCAGGCATTGCTTTCATTATTTCTAAGAACCTGCCACGGAGTGCCGGAATATCCTGTTCAAGATAAAATATAACCATATCTCTGTACTTTGTATTCGTATTATACTGTTTAAATACATCAAATAAATGATTGTATATATCCTGGAACATTGGGCAAATTGTTTCGTCATAAAGCATTTGCATGCCTGTCGGTAAGTCTTTTGTGTCAATATTTTTGCCGAGTACCCAGTTTACACCAAGTCTTTTATAAATTGCATCTTCCGCTGCGGACAAAACCTCGGAAAATTCCATATCCTTATTGTTTTGCGAGAATTGTTTAACATCTTTCTCAGCAGAACCGTCAATAATAATTGCACTTCCTGCATTTCCTGCGCCGGAATGTTTAACACGGATTTCTTCTCGTAATTGTTCTCTATGTTTCGGATTTAATAAACTTTTTATTAAGAATATTAAAGAGGGTCTTGCTCCATTTTGCAATAAGCTCTTATTATGATAGCAGCCATACCAGTACATTAGTGTTTCAAGTGCCGCACCTTGCATTGGTGATGCCGGTAGCCATGAACAACGTGTTGATGTATTTATATATGGCGCAAGAATTATCTTACTATTATCAACATGCTGATAATACGAGCCGTTAAACTCATAAGAACCTGTATATATGCCGGAATTAAGAACCTCGAAAGAACCTATCCTTGAGTTTGTAATGTCCTGAAATATCGTAACAGAATTATAATCTAATATTTTTATTGAATTTACATCATAATTATCATTGAAATAAAATGCAAAATAAACAATTCCATGCAGCAAATAATCTTTGGTAGTTCGTTCCAAGAAACATTTTCTATTCATAGTTGAATTTGGTTTCTCAAACATTCTACGCAGCTTTTTTAATTTATCGTCTGAAGGATATTCAATAGCCTCTCGGGTTTTATTATCCCAAAATATCGGCTCAATCATTTTAATATTTCTTATTATCAAATCAATACTTGAACCAACACAGGATATTTTTTCATAAGCGGCCTCAATCTGTGTGTCGTTTAAAACAAATCTGCCGCCAACAAATTCTTCATAAGGATTTCCGACAAGTTTTCCATCTTTAATCTCAACGTTTCCACCACAAGCACAACCAGTATCACTCTTAATATCCCTAATATAACCAATTCTGCTCATTAATTGTTCAAACATTAAATTTCCCCTTTTTAATTAGATAATATACAAAATTAGATTTTTTTTCAACAATTTTAATCTTCCCACTCGGTCAACTTGTTAATCATTGCTTGTGTTGGTTTACCATAAGCAGCAATTAATCCCTTGATAACTCTTTTTAAAACAGGGATTTTATATTTTTTTGTTTTGGTTTGACTGCAATATCTATCATACACACAATTTTTACAACTTTTTCTAAGATAACATTCAACCGAGAGCAAAGTCCACCCTTTGCCAATATTAATTTTACTCCAAGTCCAACTTCTACTCCGCTTTTTACCACCCATCTACGTTATCCTAACTGCCATAGCATTAAATTTTCCCCGCAATAACAAACAAGAAAGATTATCCGGTGCATCATCATGCCGGACACCTTTTTTATAATTATGAATTTGTGCCAAATAATCTGCATCTGTACCTTTAACAAACTGTACACAAGGCATAAGTAACTCGCTTTTTTCCCGCCAAAACGGTCGGATTGTACTAACAATTTTTGTATGTTTATTCATGCTCTCGTGATAACTTTGCACATCAAAACCTAATTCTCTAAACTTATCGCCCATAAGTCCTTTATCTGCGTTAGTTTCCATATACAAAGTAAACGCATTATAATTTTGCATAACTTCTGCCAGCTCCATATAATTTTTATCAAGAGCAATCTTATAAAGTTTTCCATAAACAACAACAGTATTATTATCCCAATCCATTGCCCCGATACTCAAAGAACAGCTATCCTCACCACCATACGCTCCATCTATTGCAGCAATGACCTCGTAGCAGGAATTAAAGAAATCAGGCGTATAATTGCCGACATTATTTATTTTCGGAAAAGGTTTTTCTTCATCAGAAACAAGTGTCAACTCATAGTTTGCCGCAAAAAGCACATCATCATTGAGCATTTTGCGTTTTTGTTCAATCTGTTCTTCTGTCATTAAACCTGTCTGATGACAATTATATTTGAATAAACCCCGCCGCATATTCATTTGTCGTACCCATTCGTTCCCCTTTGGGGTTTTCTCGTTTATAAGTCTATTCTCATATTCAATCTGCTTTTCAGATTTATCCGGCAGCCCTTTTTCCATTGTCTGAAAAGCATCTTCCTCATGCCACGGAGTACCAATATTCAAAATTATTGAGCCTTCAAAACCCCTTGTTGTTGACAAAATATTTATCAGCTCCTGATACCTTGAAATCGTATTCCGCCGCTCAGCATCGCTCTCTCTATCAAGAAGGGTACACACATCATCCGTGATAATCATTTTTGCGTGCATACCTGTTAAAGGTGAACCAAGACCAACACCTCTCAACTGTGCCTCACCTGACAAGCCTACATTCAAATTTGTATCAATTATCAAAGCAGTATCGGTAACTTTTTTAAAGCCGCCTTTTTTATTTATATCAGGATGCAAAATATCAACAAATTTATGAAACAGCGGAGTATCAAGAATTTTGCTGACACCGTTTAACAGCTCTTTAACAGCATCTTCTGATTTTCTTATTAAAATAATCGTCAATTCCGGCTGCAAAATCATCAATATAGCAATAGCCAGTTTAAGACAGGTGGACTTGAACGAACCACGATGCGCCTGATGTATTA